TATCACATATTATACGCCAATAAAAAAAGATATATATTCAAGTCGTAACGAGGATTATAATTCATGGGTTTATATTTTATCAAATCCATCTCTTCCTGGGATGTTGAAGATAGGTTATACTAATTTAACACCAGATAAGAGAGCAAATCAAATATCTTCATCAACAGGTGTTCCAACTCCTTTTAAAGTTGAATTTGCGTTTAATTGTTTTGATGGTTACTTACTTGAAGCAGATATCCATAGAGAATTAAAACCTTTTAGAGTAAATAATGGGAGAGAATTCTTCTCTGTTGATTTAGAAATAGCAAAAGAAAAACTAGAAATATTGGGAAGAAAATACACTAAATAGGTGGAGAAGCCAAATATCTTTTGTATATTCATGTATTAATGAGGTTAAAAAAATAGAGTTATGGAAAAATTTCAAGAGTATTTAAGAGAAATTATTAAAGATAATGAATTAGAGATTAAAAAGAATATTGATCAGTATACGTTTGAAGAGAAATCATATATGAGAGGATATAATCAAGCTCTAAAGGATGTATATAATGATTTCAACATAGATTGGAAAGATTTTGAAGAAGAAGTTTTAAGTTTTTCTACTAATTAAATTTCTATTAATAGGTAAGAGGGGGGTACACGTGGAGATTCCCCTTTTTATTATTATATTTATAATCGCATATATAAATTTATAAAATGATAGATCCTAATAACGTATTCAATTTATTCTCTGAAAGTGAGGATTTGGATGGAATAGCAAGTGAAGTTTACATTGACTACTCAGAAGACCCACTATATCAGCTGGGGATGTTTAAGAAAACAATTCTAAATCATATCAACTTCAATAAAAAAGCACTCCAATTCTTAAAAGGAGAGCATAATGAGTTAGATGTAGATGATATAAGAACTGCAGGTGAGTTTATTGTATACAATAGAGCTTGGAGATACATAGATGGTATTAAAACCGATAGTGATGCGTTTATAGACACGTTAAAACGCTATAATGACGAATTTATGAACACATCATTGAGACTAGGAATTAATTTCTTCGAACAGCAAGAAGAATACGAAAAATGCGCACTCCTTAAGAAAATCTTAGATAAATTAGAAAGTCTTTAATTAAAACTTGGCTACGCAATCTCCAGTTTGTACCGTTACGATGGGGGTTAAGGGGGGAAAGATGGTTGAGATGACGAGGGAATGATAAGGTATGATAGGGTATGAGATAACATGGGTATAACATTCCATTCGTACATACAATTAAACAGTTTAAAGTTATTACATATGAAAGCAAGAGAATTAATTCACAAGAGGTTAGATCAAATCGAGAATCGATTAAAAACCTTATCGTTTATGGTAAATAGAGGATCTAATGTAAGAGAATTTATAGCCGAAATTAAAAATGCAGAAGAATTAGTAGGTGAATTAAAAGATATGATAGAAAGAGAGCCTCGTACTCCAAATGAAATTAATCGTTACTAAAATAAATAAATAAGAGTTATGAAATTGACAGCAGAAGAAATCCAACAAGAATGGGAAACCTTAATAGGTTACATTCACACCCATATTACTGGTGATAGAAAGGAAAAATTATTAGAATTTTATACTAAATTCCAAGATCGCCTCCAACTAATGCCTGCCGCTCACAAGAAAGAATATCACAACGCATTTCCAGGTGGGTATATTGAGCATGTGAATAGAGTTATTAGATGTTCTCTAAAACAGAGTGATTTATGGGAAGAAGAAGGAGCAGATATGAATACATTCACTAAAGAAGAATTAGTATTCTCAGCTCTAAATCACGATTTAGGTAAAATGGGAGATGAAAATCATGAATCCTATATACCCCAGACAGATAAATGGAGAAAAGATAAATTAGGTGAAGATTATATGTTTAATACAGAACTTCCATTTTCTTCAGTTCCAGATAGAGGATTATTTATGCTTCAATCACATGGGATTTCATATACATTTAATGAAATGGTTGCTATTCAAACTCATGATGGTTTATATGATGATGCAAATAAGAAATATTTAATGGGATATATGCCCGAGCAAAAACCAAGAACATCTCTTCCATTTATCCTACATCAAGCCGATTTAATGGCTGCTAGGATTGAATTTGAAAGAGAATGGTTACCTAAATTTAAAGCAGAAGATGAGGGTGGTAGTTTTAAGTTAAAAACTAAAAAGAAATCTATCCCTATAAAAAATAAAGCTTTAGGTTCTATTAAGAGTGAGGGTTTAAAAAATATGTTAGATAATTTATAAGATATGGATATTTACACTATAATTATAGCAATCCTTTCGGTTTTAGTCGTAGTCTTTGGATTTACGACTTTTAATCTTCTTAAAAAGAATGAAAAAGCAGAGGATATTGTTTTAGGATATTTAGTTTACCTAGATAAAATTTCAAGAGTAATTGAAATATCAGGTGATAAATTAAAAAAGGTTGATTATAAGGGTTCATTTGAAAGTGATGATGAAGTAGGTTTTTTCTTTAAACAAATAAAAGATATTCAAGATATCTTAAACGAATTTAAATTAAAGAAATATTAAGAGATGGATTTTATAATAAGAAGACACAAACAGGGTAAACAAAGTAGAAGATATTTTACAAAAGACGCTGAGAATGCAATAATTAAATATAACTTATCTGATAATCCGGATGAGAAAAGTAAAATATATCAAGAATTTATCCATTGGCCCTTCTATAAATTAACAGAGAATATAATCCATACATTTAAATTTTATCACACTGATGTTGAGAATTTAGAAGATTTACAACATGAGATTATGATTTTCCTTTTAGATAAAATTCATAAATTTGATCCTTCTAAAGGAGCTAAAGCATATTCATATTTTGGTACTATAGTAAAAAGATGGCTCATTACTTATAATAAAGTAAATTATGAGAATAAGAAAAAAAATATTTCTATTACAGGTATGAATGATTATTCTAATCTAGATACTACAGATCCTAGTTTTATTACATCCCAGAGAGTTGAAAAGGAAATAAATTCATTATTGGAAGAAGATGAGAATTTAAATCTAGATACAAATTTACCCCTAGAATATAAAGTTAAAGATAAATTTGCTGCTTTTATAGATGATTATGTAGAATATTGTACAGCTCATATTTATGATTTATTCCCAAAGAAAAATGATGCTTCAATAGCAGATGCGGTTTTAGAGCTTTTCCGTAATAGAGACAAGATAGACGTATTTAATAAAAAAGCTTTATACATTTATATTCGTGAAATAGTAGATGTAAAAACACCAAAAATAACCAAAATAGCTAATCAGCTATCCTCCATATTTGAGAAAAGATATACTTACTATCTCAAATTTGGTCAGTTCCCACCTAAAGACCGCGTTCTTTAATATTTATAACTAAAATAAATTATGGGACAATTTGACTCAATAGTATTTGGTAATAAAAAGTTCTCGGATTTAATTGAAGAGATATATAATAACCAACAAGAAAAGAAAGCTCAAGTTAAAGCCTTAATATCAGAATTAAAACCTCTAATTGAAGAAATTGGAGATGCTACATTAATAGTACCTTTAATAAAGGAATATTTAGATATTAGTGTTAAAAATGATGACGCTTTAATTAAGATGGCTACTCTAGTTCAGAGAGCTATCCAAAGTGAATCTACATCTGATGATGGTAGTTTTGGTTTAAGTGAGGATGAAAAAGCTCAATTATTAGCTGAAGTAGAAAAATTAGATAATAAATAATGGGTGTAACTACTTATAATCCTAATAGACCCTTACTTGATATGGGGACTGAAATCCTACCTGTTAGGGTTAGACGAGTAATCTTAGATAATCAAACTTATAAAGAAGATTTTGATAGATTAGGTGAGTGGGCTTCTATTGGAACTATATTTTTTGATTCTATAGATAAACCTTCAAGTAATCCAAACCCATCTACAGATAATTATGCAACACCATTATTCCCTAATAATAAAATTTTCCCTTTAGAGAATGAAATTGTTTATATAATTTCACTTCCAAGTACAAAAGTACAAAATAATTTTAATGATAAGATTTATTATTATTTCCAACCTATAAACATTTGGAATAGTGCTCATCATAATGCAGTCCCAAATCCAATTTCCCCAACTACAGAGAGTGAAAGTACTACTCAAGATTATGAAAAAACTAGTGTAGGGTATACAAGAAAAGTAGAAGATGGAAGTACTGAAATAGAATTAGGAGATACTTTTAAAGAAAATCTATCTGTTAAAAATACTCAACCTTTTGAAGGGGATGTAATTCACGAAGGTAGATGGGGTCAGAGTATTAGATTAGGCTCTACTGTAAAAGATAGTAAAATTCCAAATCCTTGGTCTCGAAATGGAGAAAATGGTGATCCCATTACTATTATTAAAAATAAACAAAGAGATGATAGTAAAGATCCTTGGATTCCTCAAGTAGAAGACATAAATGGAGATGGTTCTAGTGTATATTTAACTTCCAACCAAGCAATTCCAGTTGAAGTTGCAAGTAAAAATTATAAATCATATGAAAATAATACAGCTCCAACTTCTCCAGATAAATTTATA